ACGGTGTCGTGCTGTTCGGCCTGCCTGCCTACGCTATTGTAGACGACCAAAGCACTACCAGCGACGAACAGGACAGCGAAGCCTACGCAGGAGACGGAACGAGTCTTGAAAGCGACCTTTGCCAGATGACCAGCGGCGATGGTGCCGAGTATCATCAGCACCGTAAGGACTTGGGCTTGCCCCCAAGACCAAGGTTGCAGAAGGGCTGATCCCATAATTATGGTGAGAGACCCGCCGAGAAAAGCAGCACCTGAAAGGGCTGCCAAGATCCTACCGTGGTTCATTGGTTGATCCCCTCGATAGCATCCACAACGAGGCAGAAAAAGCCGAGCACAAGAACCGGCGCGGCGATGACAAGGAAAGCAAAGAGTGCGATAGTGCCCATGCTAAGAATCCTTCCGTGGTTGGTTGGGTTTGAGGCAATAGCCCCCGGGAAGGTCAGAACTTCCCGGGGGCTTACTCGTTACTGGTCTTCAAAGTGCGCCATGGCCATTTCAATGGCCTTGGCCTGTGCATCGCGCCACTCGTCTGCGTCTATCTTCCAGGCCGCCATGTCGGCAGCATCGGGCTTGGTGGTTCTGTAGTCCTTCAAATCGTCGTAAACTTTCGTATCGAAGCAGGCCTCTGCAAAGCCGGTCAGCTTGTGCCAGTAGGCCTTGAATCCGCGAGCAGTGGCGTCCTTGTACTGTTCTGCCGTGATTTTCATTTACGTTCTCCCGTGTTCTCATTTAACTGTCCCTGTTATACGGATTGTACGGACACAAGTCAAGCCTCTTGACAATCTTTTTTACGGATTGTACGTATAGAGGCATGATAGACACAGATAACAGAACAGAGCGCTTTGAAATGCGCATGTCCGCCAGCGATTTGGCGGCATTGGACAGGCTCCGCAAGGGCGAGGACGATCTACCGTCGCGGGCTGAGATGGTGCGGCGGCTTATTGTGGATGCGGACGCAGCAGCACGGAAAAGGAAAAGGACATGAGCGACATAGCAAAGGCAGCAGCGGAATATGTGAGCAAGGCAGCCATCTATCAGGCACTAGAGATGAGTAATGCCTATGGGCTTTCACAGGAACAGCGGAAGGCCCAAGCTGTTAGGTTTTCTCAAGCCCGCTATGATTTGATCATCGCCAAAGCAGAACTCGACAAGCTGGCAGGAACTGACGAAGAGGCGCGCTCCGCCGTTCGCATGTACCTAACCGTTCGCGAAGAAATGAGTCGCGGGCGCAACACTTCAGATAAAAACAGCTAGCCTCTGGTATTTCCCGGCAAATCAGTATAACGCGAGATAATCAATCCCGTAATGCGTCTGTCCGGCCTTGAGCAACGTCCCAGCGTAACGTTCGGCTCGGTGTATCACTCCCCATTTTCTTGAGGGAGTGCTGCCGCTTACCTGAAATTTCCCAAAGCCCAAGCTGCATTTAGCCCAGAGCAGCCGCACGACAACCCGGGACCCCACGCCCGGTAACGCTCTGCGCTGCCAATCCCCGCAACAGCAACCGCAGCTTGGGCCTCTCATTCCACATCCGTAGCATTCCCCCATGAACGGAGCCTGAACCCCATGACTCATGCAGATGCAAGCTTGTGGCAGCTATTCAAGGCCATCCCCCGCGCCATCGCATCGCTCATCGTGGGCGTTGGCAACTTCCTCTCGACCCAGTGGCGCCAGTACAACCAGATGGGCCAGTTTCTCTGGCTCCTGGCTTTGTTCGCCATGGCCATTGACGCTGGGATCTCCTACGAGTTCGGCAGCACGCTTAGCCTCTTGCACGCTGGCGGCTTTGCCCTTGTGGCGCTGGCCTTTTGCATTCTGCCTGACGTGGCCAGCCTCGAATGGCGCAAGGGGAACCGCACCGCTGCCGGCTGGTTTGCTGTCGCCTGCGTCCCGCTCGGCTTCGTGGCCTTTATGACCCACGTCGGATATTCGGCCAGTATCCGCGTTGGCGACATGCAGCAGACCGATGTCCAGAACGCCGCTTGGAAGACGCGGCAGGACGCCGTCGCTGAAGAGAAGTCCAATCTTGAGATGTGGCGCAAGCAGCTTGCGGACTTGAAGGACCAGAACGCCTGGACCGCAACCGTGACCGCTGAAGGCCTTCGCGCGCAGCTTGCTACGGCTGACAAGAAAGTAGAGCTTGAGGGCAAGCGCGGCGGCTGCAAGTCTAAGTGCCTCAAATTGATGGAAGAAAAGGCCGCTCTTGAAGACAAGATTGCCACGGCTGAAAAGGTGGACGATCTGTCCAAGCGCATCGAAGCCACGCAGCGTATCATTGACGGCAAGCGCACGGCAGCAGTCTCGACTGAGTTCAAATCCAGCGCCGCTGCCAACCACAACGACACGCTGTTTAAGGCTGCTAGCCTCGCCTTCTCCGGTGACTTCCGCGAAGTGGTCAGCATGACGGAACGCGAAGCTACCAACACGGGCGTCATGGGCCTTAGCTCTATCGCCTTCCTGCTGCTTGCCCCGCTGTTCTACTTGGCGGCTGGCCTCAACCGCCGAGCTGGTATTGTTGACGCTTGGGCTGGCCATGGTGAAGAGCCTATGGGTATTTGGGAACGTCAGGCTGAGCGCAATGCCGCAACTGCTATGGGTGCCCCGAACATCTATATCAACGGCGACCCTGCCGATGACGTTCGCCAGAAGGTGGGCAGCATCGAACAGTGGGCCGCCCGTGCCCTGATGCAGAAGGTTGCCTAATGGCTCAAATCGACACCAAGGCCCTGCCGAGCTACATCCGAAACTGGATTGACTGGGTAATAGGCTGGCTACGTTGGGCAGCGGGGCTAGGTCTAGCACTCGCTGCCGTTGCGCTTATTGCAGAGCGTCTGTACAACTTCGATGTGCCGTGGATCATGGCCCCGGACCCTCAGACGTTCGCATGGATTGCAGGCGGGTATTGGCTGAGCAAATGAGTGAGCGCCAAGCCTTCATCCAGTCCGTTGTCGAAGAACTAACCCCGGCAGCTCCTAAGATCGTCACCTATCACAACGGCACCCTCGTTGCCTTCCGCAATGGAGACGGTGACAGGGTGGCAACGATTTTAGAGCACAAGCTTGCCCCTGATGAGATCAGGATCCGCATCCGGCAATTGTATGCTGTGAAGGCTGAGAACATCCCGAGCCAAGAGACGCTAGATAAGCTCAAGTCGTAACTGCAACCTAGTCCGGCGTAATAGAAGGAAAGGCCCTCTGCTATCTAAAGTAGAGGTGTTTAGACAACACAATGGCAAAGGGTATTAAGACCGGCGGCAGAACCAAGGGAACGCCCAACAAGGTGACGGGTGATCTCAAGGAAATGATTCTGACCGCGCTCGATAAGAAGGGCGGCGTCAATTACCTCATGCAGCAAGCCGATGCTAACCCGAATGCGTTTCTCACCCTCGTTGGCAAGGTATTGCCTATGACGGTTGCAGGCGACCCTGATGCGCCGCTGAAGACAACAATTACGGTCGAATGGGCCGGCATGAAGTAGTACGGGTCACGATCCCGTACACCCCGCGCGCCGAGTTTGTCGACTTTCATTTGCGCAAAGAGAGATGGGCCTGCATCGTTGCCCATCGTCGCGCTGGCAAGACGGTTGCGTGTATTAACGAACTGATCAAAGCGGCTCTAACGTGCCAGAAGCCTGACCCCAGGTTTGCTTATCTAGCGCCGTACTACACACAGGCCAAAGACGTAGCCTGGAACTATCTCAAGAAGTTCTCAAGCGTCATCCCTGGGGTTGAGAACAACGAAAGCGAGCTTCGCGTTGATTTCCCGAACGGCGCGCGCATTCGCTTGTACGGCGCAGACAATTACGACCGCATGCGCGGTCTCTATCTCGACGGGGTGGTGCTTGACGAGCCTGCCGACATGGACCCAAGGGCATGGCCTGAGGTCATCCGCCCGGCTCTATCTGACCGCAAGGGTTGGGCCACATTCATTGGCACCCCGAAAGGCCGTAACGCTTTCTGGGAAGTCTGGGACCTAGCCGGCAAAGACGACGCATGGTTTCGGGCCATGCTTAAGGCGTCCAGTACGGGCCTTGTCGACTTTGAAGAGCTTGAAGACGCTCGCAAGAGCATGACGCCTGAGCAGTATGAGCAGGAATACGAATGCTCGTTTGATGCTGCGATTATGGGCGCCTACTACGGTAAAGGCATTGCGGACGCCGAACGCGAATGCCGCATCTGTGATTTGCCGGAAGACAAAGCCATCCCAGTGCACACGGCTTGGGACTTGGGCAAAGGGCAAGACAGCACTGCAATCTGGTTCTTTCAAGTGTCTCCAAACGGCCTTCGCGTCTTGGATCACTATTCAAATATTGGGCAAGAACTCGACCACTACGCCGCAGAGTTGCAGTCCAGGGGCTACAAGTACGGCACCCACTACCTTCCCCACGACGCTAGAGCCGTCATTCTTGGAATGAAGCGCACGCGTGTGGAACAGCTTCAAGATCTGCTGAAGGGCGACGATTTTCGCATCGTAGACAATCACACGGTTGAGGACGGCATTAACGCAGGCCGGATGACGCTCAAGCAGTGCTGGTTCGATGCCTACAAATGCAAGTTCGGGCTTGAGGCGCTGCGCCAATACCGGACGGAGTACGACGAGAAGTCCAAGGCTTTCAAGAAGACACCAAAGCACGATTGGACAAGCCACACGGCGGACGCTTTCCGATACATGGCCATGGCCTGGAAAGAGATGAAGATTGAGCCGCCAAAGCCGCACGTCAATAAAGACGAGCTTATCTACACCGCCGACGATAACGGCCAGATCCGGCCCAACATGACAGTCCGTGAGATTGTCGAGATGAGAAAGCGCAAGCGCGAACGCGATGGCTGAGCAAGACGGACAGCAGATCGATTCAGTCAAAGACGCCTTAGCTGCTGGCCTCAAGCCGGTGGAAATCTGGCTGAAGCGGATAGAGGCTGCGCGCAAGGATGAAGAGGATTGGCGCAAGCGCGGCGAGGAAGCTGTTAAGGTCTATGAGGCCCATAAGGACAGCAACACTTCGTTCAACCTCTATCACTCCAACGTCGAAACGCTTGTTCCCGCTCTTTACAACACCACACCGATTCCGGATGTGCGCCGCCGCTTTGGGGATAAAGACCCGATTGCGAAGATGGGCGCTGATATCATCGAGCGCGCGGTGTCCTACGCCTGCGATCAATACCCCTATGACACGGTGATCACGTCTGCTGTGCGCGCTGCGGCTGTGCCTGGACGTGGCACGGCGCGGGTGCGCTATACGCCCTCATTCAACGGTGAGGAAGTCGGCTATCAGGAAGTCTCCTGCGAACCCGTCGGCTGGGACAAGTGGGGCCGTGGACCTGGCTTCTACTGGGAAGACGTCCCGTTCATCTGGTTTGACCACGATCTCACCAAGGAACAGATTGCCGAACTGATTGGCGCCCCGGAAACAGCGGAAACCCGCATTAAGTCTTACGGCTTTGACGAGAAAGACGACGACTGCGAAGGCGAACGCGGCATCGTCAAGACCGTGAAGGTGCACGAGATCTGGGACAAGGCAACCCGCAAGGTCATCTTCATCACGCCAAAGGACAAAGACGAGCCGCTGAAGGTTGAAGACGACCCGCTGGACCTGCCGGGCTTCTTCCCAGTGCCCCAGCCGCTGCAGCTTCTGTCCCGTGTCAAGACGCTGGTTCCTCTCTGCCCGTACGACATCTATAAGCCGCTGCTTGATGAGCTGGACAAGGTCACGAAGCGGATCAGTAAGCTGGTCAGTCAGCTTCGAGTGCGCGGCCTTGTTGACAGTAAGCTCATGCCGGACTTCGAACTGCTTCGCAATTGCGAAGACGGGGAATATGTCCAAGCCAAGGATGCGACACAGTTTGCGACGGGCGGCGGCGGCCTAGAGAAAGCTATCGCCCATTGGCCGCTGAAAGAGATTGTGGGCGCCCTGCAGCAGCTCTACGTCCAGCGCGATCAGATCAAGCAGACCATCTATGAGGTGACTGGCCTATCTGACATTCTGCGCGGGTCTTCCAACCCCAACGAGACCGCAACGGCCCAGAACATCAAGCAGGAATGGGGCTCGCTGCGTGTCAAGGATATGCAGAGCGCCGTGGCCCGGTTTGCTCGCGACATCTTCCGGCTTAAAGCGGCTGTGATCATTCGCCATTTCACCGCGCAAAATATCGCCCTGATGACCAGCCTGCCGGCGCAGACCGGAGATCCCGAAAAGGATCAGATGGAGGCGCAGAAGTTCCAGGCTGCCCTGCAGATGCTCAAGCAGGACGTGCGCTCGTATCGCATCGACATTGAATCTGACTCGACCGTGCGCGCGGATTTGGGCCGCAAGCAGGAGCAGATGAACCTTTTCTTGCAGGGCACAGCGCAATTCTCAAGCGCCATTGCAGGATTTGTCCAAGGCGCTCCGCAGGTGGCCCAGCCCGCGCTGCCGGTCATGGTGGAGGTGTTCTCCCAGTTCGCCAGGCACTTCAAGCTTGGCAAGCAAGCTGAAGACGCGCTTGAGAGCCTACAGGAAAAGGCCCAGGAAGCAGCCCAAGCGCCGCCGCAGGAGAATCCTGAAGCGGTCAAGGCCAAAGCTGACATGGAAGCCAATCAGCAGAAGGTCCAGCTTGAAGCGCAGAGCCTACAGCAGAAGGCCGCGCACGAAGAGCGCATGGCGCAGATCAAGGAACAGAGCGCCGCCATGGATCTGCAGATCAAGCAGGCGGAACTGCAGCTTAAACAGGCAGAACTCAGCTTGAAGCAGCAGGCCATGGAAATGGATATGCAAGCCAAGACCATGGACATACAGATGCAGCGCGAAGGCGCGGAGCTTGATCGTCAAGACCGCTTTGATCAGCGCCAGCATGAGCAGGAAGCCAACAGCATTAAGCTGGACGGTATGAAAAAGCAGGCCGCGATGAAGGCCAAGCCTCAGAACGGAGAAGCACGCGCATGAGCTATTTGAGTGATCCTGTTGAGGATGTGATCCCTGTGACTTTGAGCGATAGCGCAGACATCGCAGCAGGCAGCCGCGCGCTGTATTTGCCAGTTGCCGGCACCGTCAAGGTGACGACGAAGAACGGCAACGCCCGCACGATTGACCTCACGGCAGGTTGGCATCCGATCCGGGTTACGCGGGTTTGGTTGACCGGCACCACGTCCAGCCTTGTTGTGCACGCGGGGTACTAATGCGGCTCGGCTTTGGGGTTGGCACGATTGACGTGGGATTCACGGGCGGCGTTTCAGACGCTGCTGACGGCGGGCTGCTGTCCAGCACGTTCTTATCGAATTACGGCCCCTACGGCATGGTGATGGATTTCACCGATGCCAGTATCTCGATCAACGATGAAACCGACGTTCTCGACTACTCCTCCCAGGGCACAGTCTCTGCCACTACAGGAGCACTGCTAGGACCTGGGAGTAAGCTGACGTATACTGCGCCCTCGCTCAAGTTCACGGAGCAGGCAGACGGCTTCATCGCCGGGCAGGCGCACAATCTGTATCTCAACAGCGCAACCCCGGCCAATCAATCCATTACCGTTATCAGTGGCGCAACGTATGCGATCACCATCACGGGCAGCGTCTCCATTACGCTATCAGGCGCCGCGACGGGCACAGTCACTGCAGGCACGACGACATTCACGGCGGCTTCGGGCACGCTGACATGCGGGTCTACCTCGGGCAGCGGCACGGTGCACGTCCGCCGCACGCCTTCCGTCTCTACCTACGTCGCAACGACATCGGCAGCCGTCTACGATCTCCCTTATGTCTTCAGCGGGGGAGTGAGGACGGGGATACTGGTGGAACCTGCGGCCACGAATTTGTGCCTGCGTTCTAACGATTTCACGAACGCCTCGTGGACCAAATCCAATCTGACAGCGGCGCTGACAGCGACGGGTCCTGATAACGTCGCCAACAGCGCTAGTACGCTGACAGCGACGGCTGGGAACGCCACGGCGCTGCAAGCCATCACGTCGGCTTCGTCGTCTCGCGTAACGAGCGTCTACATCAAGCGGCGCACGGGCTCAGGCAACATCGATCTGACGCAGGATAACGGGTCAACGTGGACGACGCAGACAGTCACAAGCTCGTGGACGCGGGTCTCGCTTGCGGCTGTCACATCCACCAATCCGACCGTTGGCATCCGCATTGTCACAAGCGGCGATGAAGTTGATGTCTGGTGTCTCCAGCATGAGACGGGAACGGTCGTCACGAGCCCCATCATCACCTATGCAGCGGCAGTCACGAGGGCGGCGGATAATATCGCCATAGCAACGACGCTGTTCCCTCTAAGCACTACAGCGGAGACGCTGTATTCGGGATTCACGTTGCTTAGTACTGGAATAACCGACATTGCAAAACTAAAACCGACCAGCGGCATAGCTGAGATTTTTGGGTTCTACTTCACACCTAGCTCCATTATACCGATTGTGCGCAATGGGGGGTCAGTGTCTTTTGCGGAAGGAAGTTATCTGTCTCCAGTTGTCGGCGCACACAAGTACGCAATGGCGGCTGAGGTCAACAATGCGCGCGGGGCGGTTGATGGCACCCTGTCAATCGCGGATACGACAAGTGTTACAATGCCGGGCACTGTCAATCTACTGACACTAGGCTCCGGGAACGGCTCCTATGGAGGTTCGTCTCCCTTCCTGCTGTCCGTATTGGCTTACTTCCCTGAGCGAAAAGCCGACGCCACCCTTCAAACCATGACAACGGCATAGGGGAGGAACAAAATGGAAATCCTCGTCAATGCTTCCGCCCCTGATAGAGCAACAGCCCTTGCGACCATGGCAGCGCTAGGCATTGCAGATGTGTCTAGCGGTGAGCCTGTCCCTCTCGTGCACGTGCATATCGCGGAAGTCCCGCATTCGGGCACACGCTCGCTTTGGAACTTCTGGTATCACTCATCGAGCGCAGACACCCTGACGAAGCCCACGCCAGAAGGCGGCTGGCCACCTGAAGCCGACCTCTTCGAGCGTACCAATCTCCTCGACATGATCGACGCTCGCACTGGCATCGCCATGGAGTGGGCTGCATTTGTCGGGACTGACGGTGAGCCTCCTGGATATGAAACGCCTACAGGCGTGCGTCTGTATGATCCGGCGTTGATTGCATCCCCTAATCTGGTGAAACAATGAGCGACTGGCGCGGTAACGACCCTTGGCGGCTGCGGACTGATGACCACGGCCCATACTGGCTGAATGTCCTTACGGGCGAAACTGACCGGCCCAAGGTCTCCTACGTTCGCGGCGATCTGCCGGAGTACGTCTCCCCTGTAACCGGAAAGCCCGTGGATGGCCGCGCGGCCCGCCGGGAAGACCTCAAGCGTTCGGGCTGTGTCGAGGTCGACCCGCCGGCAAAGCCCCGTGGCTTCGTCAACGAGCGTTTCGCAAAGAAGCACGGCCTGAAATACGACCCAGAGGCAGCAGCCTCAGTCAAGAAGCCGCAGCGGATTGACCCGCTCAGCACACTCTAGGAGTCCTGCATATGGAAGACCTTTCAAGCGTGGGCGCTGTAGCGCCTGCGGATGCCACCCAGGTTACTCAAGATTCCACGCCAGCCGTCGAAACATCAGCGCCTGAAACGGCGAACGATGCGCCACGGGAAGAAGACCTTGATACAGCACTAGCCAAGGTCTTTCAGAAAGCCACACGCGAACCGCCGCCTCGTGCAGACGATGGCAAGTTCGCACAGAAGAATCCGGTAGAGGCAACAAAAGAGCCCGCGCCGGTAGATCAGCCCCAAGAGACGGAAAAAGCTGAAGCGCAAGAGAAGCCAGCGCCCATCAGCGAAGTACCCATCTCATGGTCCGCAGAGATGAAAGCTAAGTTTGCGTCCTTGCCACCTGAAGTGCAAAGTTACGTTGTGCAGCGGGACAAGGAAACGCACGAGCACATTTCGCGCTTGGGAACCGCTGTCAAAGCGTTCGAGCCTGTTGGCCGGCTGTTGGAACAGCATCAGGATACGTTCCGCGCAAAGGGCATGAGCTACGAGCAGGGCATGTCCCAGTTGCTTAGCGCCCAGCGTGCTCTGGACCGTGACCCGGTGTCTGCCATCGCAAAGCTTGCCAACGTCTATGGCGTCGACCTTGGACAGATCGCAGGTCAAGGGGCAAACCCGCAAAACACGGAACTGCTCCGCCAAGTCTCCGAGCTTACGCAAGAGATCAATGCCCTGAAGGGAACCGTAGGCAGTCGCGAGCGCGCGGAAGCCCAAGCACGGCAGGCCTCTCTTGAAAGCGCTGTTACTGAGTTTTCCAAAGGCAAAGCAGACTTTGAAGAACTGACGGACGACATCTTAGCCCAGATCACCGCATTGCGGACGGCTAACCCGAACCTCTCGCACACGCAAATCCTAGAGAAAGCCTACGAGTCCGCTCGCTGGGCCAATCCGACGGTGCGCGCACGCATTCTTGCAGAGCAGGCAAAGGAAGCTGAAACCAAGCGCATGGAAGAGGCCAAGAAGCAAGCCGCAGAAGCAAAGCGAGCCGCCGGCGTGAACATCAAAGGACAGGCGCGGTCAGTACCAGTTGGAGACGACCTAGATGCGGCGCTGAAAGGCGTCTGGAACAAGAACCAAGCAGCATAAGGAATCCTGAGATATGGCTTCGCCCAACTCAACCTTTACCGAAATGGTCACAACGACCATGCGCCATCACAAGCGCAAAGTGGTCGACAACGTCACCTCGCACAACGGCTTGCTGACACTCCTCAAGGAGCGCGGCAACATCAAGACGGACGCTGGCGGCGGCTATGAAATCGCCATCCCGCTCAGCTACGCAGAGAACGCCACGTACCAGCGCTACAGCGGTTACGACACGCTGAACATCGGCGCGTCTGACGTGCTGTCGGCTGCTAAGTACGATTGGGCACAGGTTGCCCTGCACGTCACGGCATCGGGTCGCGAAGTGAAGATGAACAACAGCCAAGAGCGCATGATCAATCTGGTCAAGGCGCGCGTGGATGTTGCCATGGCGACCGCTGCCAACAACATGAGCGTGGACCTCTACTCGGACGGCGCTCTGACAAACCAGATCGGCGGCCTTGCCAACGTCATTCAGACAAACGGCCAGGGCACGGTCGGCGGCATTAACTCGGCCACGTACACCTTCTGGCGCAACAAGTTCAAGGAAGTGTCCGGTACGGGCGCAACCTACGCCACGCTCAAAGCCGCTTGGAATGAGCAGTGGCTGAGCCAGACGCGCGGTGTCGATAAGCCCGACCTGATCGTCACGTCTCACGACTTCTACACCATCTATGAGGGTGGCCTGCAGGATCTGCAGCGCTATGCCGACGCCAAGATGGCCGCTGCCGGCTTTACGTCGCTGAAGTACAAGGATGCGGCTGTGATCTTCGACAGCAACACCAACTTTGGCACCACGGCGGAAAAGGCCTACTTCCTCAACACCAAGTACCTCTATCTGATGGAGCATCCCGAAGCTCGTTGGACGGAAGACGACGAAAAGGTGCCGGTCAATCAGGACGCTGTTGTGATCCCGATTTACTGGATGGGGCAGCTTGCCTGCTCGAATCGCTCGCTTCAGGGCGTTGTGATTGACGCCTCGTGATCATCAATAAGGAACATCAGATATGACATTCTCTGCTGGAGCCCTTTTGACGGGCACTTGGACGTCCACCACTCTGACCGATGGCACCGCGCCGTCTGTTGGCGATCACTTCTATGGGTCTGGCGGCCAGATATATAAGTTCGTGCAGTACGACACGGGCGCAGGTGCTGTTGCGGCTGCCGCTGGTAACGTGGCGTACTACTACGCTCCCTCCGGCACGTCTGCCGGCGCCTATACGGTCGTTACGTCCGATCTTTCGGACTCGGCTGAGGTTGGCGCTGGTGTGCTGATGGCGGCCCCTGGAGACGGCGAATATTGCTGGATCCAGATCAAGGGCGTTGCCACGCTGACCACGGCTCTGACCGCTGGTGCAGATGGCGACCCGTTGACGCCCACGGGCGCCACGGACGGCACCTTGGACGTGACCACGGCTGCGACCGATCACCAGTGCGCTGTTGCGCTGGACGCATCGGCAAAGCTCGTGCTGTGCGATTTCCCCTTCTAAGGCAACGGAGGGCGGGGGTTTCGGCCCCCGCCTTCTTCCATGCGTCTGGCGTAGAGAAAACAACGAGGAAGACACAATGGCTGAAAAATACGGGTTTCGGGTGCTGAAGTTTTGGACCGTCTATCGCCCGAACGCAGACGGTTCTTTGCGCGAAATCGACATGGTCGCCTATGCCCCTATCGGCATGGCGCAGTCTCGGGTGACGGAAGACGCTGTTTCCAGGCTGTCAAAGCTGCAGCCGCTGGAAGAAAACAGCGAGAACGAAGCAGCCAAGATGGCCCATGCGCGCTGGAACTTCATCAAGCCAGCCTATGACGCATGGAAGACCGGCCAGGACGTGCCGACGCACGGCACACCGCTTTCGGCATGGTCCGGTCTTACGTCGGAAAAGGCTGAAATCATCAAAGCGGCTGGCGTGCGTACGGTCGAAGAGCTGGCGGAAGCCAATGAGATGACCATCACACAGATCAGGCTGCCCGGCATGATCCAATTGCGTGAGCAGGCCAAGCTGTTCTTGGCGTCTTTCGACAAGACGGCAACGGCCATGCGCTTGCAGGCTACGGAAGACGAGAACAAGGCGCTCAAGAGCGATCTTGAAGAGATGAAGGCCATGTTGCTTGAGATGCAGGGGCAGATGGCTGAGAAAAAGCGCGGGCGCCCGCCCGTTGCTCGTGAAGAGGTGGCCGCATGAGCAATATCCTGAGCCTTGCTGAAGACATTGCGGATGAACTGTTGATCCATAGGCCCGTCGGGCTTGTGGCTGAGACGGACAACCACGAGGCTCAGGCTATCCTGCGACACATGACGCGAACGTGCCGGCAGTTAGCTGCCGAGTACGATTGGGAGAAGATCCAGCGCGAACACACGTTCACGACGGTTGCGGCGGCTGAGCAGACCAGCGGCATCCCGACCGGCTATCTGCGTATGATCCAAGACACGGCCTTCAATCGGACAAACCGCGAAAAGGTTGGTGGCCCGATCACGAAGGAAGATTGGCAGCGCCGCCAAGCGTCCCTTACCGTCAACGTCTACGATGAGTTTATCATGAGGGGCGGCAAGTTCTATTTGACGCCCACGCCACCCGCTGGCGAGACTATCGCTTACGAGTACATCACCCGTTACATCGCGATTGACTCGACCGCGACCACGGAACGGCTGCGCTTTGAAGACGACGGCGATCTCCCCTATTTCGATGACGAACTGCTGATCCTTGGCACCATCTGGCGCTATCGCAAGGCGGAAGGGACCGACTATGCGGAAGAGAAGCTTGAATACGAAATGCGCAAGGCTGACCTCATTAAGATGGATGGCGGAAGACGTGTTCTGCGTATGGATGGAGGCAGCGCTTTGGAGCGCTACCCGTATCCTCCCAGGGTCCCTGAAACGCTAGTCTTTGAATGATCATACAGCCCCTGAGCCGCGCCACGCGGCGCATGAGTTCCACGGTTCGCCAGTTGCCCCCGCCGTATGGCGGCTGGAATGCGCGCGACAACGTTACGGACATGAAGCCTGAGGATGCGGTTGTCTTGGACAACATCATTCCAGGCGATAACGCCGTTGAAACGCGCAACGGGTATGAGGATTGGTGCACGGGTCTGCCGAGCACGATCCAAGCGCTGATGGAATACAGCGCCATTGACGGCACCAACACGCTGTTTGCAGCAACCGCAACGGCCATTTACAACGCCAGTTCGCAAGGGGCCGTGGGTGCGGCGTCGCTAAGCTCTCTGACCAATGGCCGCTGGCAAAACGTGATGTTTTCCACGTCTGGCGGCAACTTCCTGTGCGCGGTCAACGGCGCCGATGGCTTGCGCACCTATGACGGGGCGGCGTGGGCCACGCAATCTTTAACGGGTGTCACAGCTTCGACCCTCGTCAACATCACCAGCCACATTCAACGCCTGTGGTTCGCGCAGACGGGCACGCTAAAGGCTTGGTATTTGGGCGTGTCTTCGATTGCCGGCGCTGCCACATCCATTGACCTTGGGCCTCATTCCAAGCTTGGCGGTTACCTGATGGCCATTGCCTCTTGGACCCGTGACGGCGGATCTGGGATGGAAGACCTAGGCGTGTTCCTAACGTCTAAGGGCGAACTGCATATCTTTTCTGGCACCGATCCGAGTTCGGCGGACACATGGGCCAAAGTCGGCACGTTCAAGGTGGCTGAGCCCATTGGGCGCCGATGCTTCATCAAGGTGGGTGGCGATATCGGCATTCTGACCACGCAGGGGTTAATTCCGCTGTCTGGCGTGCTCAATAGGGCGGAATCGGCTCAGGCCCGTGTGGCGATCACGGACAAGATCCGCAGGGCGTTTTCCGAGGCCTATGACGACGCGGAGACGGCAGCGAACTGGCAGGTGCAGGAGTACCCCGTCGGCAAGCTGCTGATTATCAACGTCCCGACGGTCGAAGATACGTCATCGATGCAGTTCGTCATGAACTCCAACACGGGCGCTTGGTGCCGGTTCACGGGCATCAACGCCAACTGTTGGGCGCTGAAGGGCACGGATTTGTTTTTCGGCGCTCCAGACGGCAACGTCTATCGCTATTCGAGCACGACGGACGATGGCGCCAACATTGAAGGCGTAGCGGTTCATGCGTTCTCAAAGTTCGGCACGGACCGCACCAAGTATTTTAAGCGCATTCGCCCGCTGATCTTCGGCCCGACTGGCTATCGCCCGGCTGTGGGTCTGGCGCTAGATTACTCCGAAGAAATGTCCACCGTTGCAGCCCCTGCAGCCACCACATCAGGCACGGAATGGGACTTAGGCGACTGGGATACAACCGATTGGGCGCCGCCGTCTCGGACAAGTGCGCTGTGGCAGGCCATGCGCGGCGAAGGGTTTTCAGCTGCTGTTGTGATCGGCGTCAATACGCCTGAAAAGATCACATACA